ATTGCTTTGCATTGAGTAGCTTCATATGAGCATATAACTTATAGTTTTCTTTATCTCTTTGTGTACTTACCGCCTGAGCTGTAGGCATATTGGTAAATAGCAATAGCCCGGCCAAAAGCACCAAACTGCGCCTGCGAGCTATCCGCCTCAGCGGCTCGCCTGCGAGTATGGAGCGTACAGGCAAAGTCAAGGACATTACAAATATGTGGATAACTCGAGCGTATTGCCTGCGTGTCGTACACAGGTTATTAACCCCTGTGGATAACTTCTGTGGATAACTATTTAACATTGTGTAGCAATTCTATAGCTCTATAGGCTTGCTGAGGTACTACCCCATTACCTAATATTTTTAACTTTTGTGATCGAGGTAAATCTATATCAGTTACCCAACCTTTAGGCAAACCCATCATATATTCAACAAATTGAACATTTAATCTACCTTTATCCAATGGAGGCGGTATTTCTTGGCTGTAGATGGATCTAATGGCATCAAGACTGCTCCCAAGCTTGGTGTCAATCTTTTGTATTCTGCTGAGCAAGCGTCCATCGCTCCCGTTTTCGGAGTAGGTAATAAATGGCTTATTAGTACTGCTGCTATCCCAGGGCTGTTGCGTTTGTAAGTCGCTGGGCTGGGCTCGTGGCCATCGTGCGCTATTGGGGTAGGCAAGGATAAATAGTCGTTCTCGCCGGTGTGGCGCACCGACCTCACTAGCTCGTATAAGAGTCCATCTCGCGTCATACCCGATAGCGGTAAGTCCACTAAGGACTTCTCTAAACCCAAGTCCAAAATGTCCTCGTACGTTTTCCAAGACAACGTAGCTTGGTCGTAATTTCCTAATAATTTCTTTAATGTAAGGCCATAAATGCCGCTCATCCTCTGTACCTTTCCTAAGTCCCGCTTGGCTAAAAGGCTGGCAAGGGTATCCAGCAGTTAAAATATCAATAGGCTCAACTTCATCCCATTTAGTAGTTTTTAGATTTCCATAATTAGGCTTATTTATGCGCTTCTCAATTACTTTGCTAGCGTGTTTATCAAATTCACAAGTCCATATAGTTTCAGCTTGAAAGTAAGCCTCTACGGCCATATCAAGGCCGCCATACCCTGTGCAAAGCGATCCTATTTTAAGCATCTTTACCCCAGCCTTTACCCTTAAAGCTTATGCCTGGTGCGTGATATACCTGCCTCATATGCGTACCGCAGCACATAGGCGCAGCGTTCGAGGTAATAGGTTGCTCAAGCTCATATCGAATATTGCAGCTAATACACTCATATTCATAAATCGGCATCGGCTGACTCCATTAAACACACGCCCATAACTCCGCATTTGGTGCATTGTAAGGTTTTAACGTTAGGTGGCAGGTTATCGGTGATGATGCGCTCGATCTGCTCTGTTACTTTCTTGCACTTACGGCAATCGTATTTATAGGTAGTCATTAGGCCCTACAGTCTGCACAAAGCCACATTACGACCTCGCCTGATACATCTCGTACATTAAAGCCGTTTAGGGCTGTCTGCCATTTCCTGCATTGGTCGCAGTACTGAGCAGCTATTACGGTTATGTTCCCGTCATCGTGGATCGTAGTAGCGTATCCGTCTTTGATAAAGGTTAATTCTCCCATTACAGTTTTACCGCCTTATCTATATGTAACAGCGCTATCTCTTTATCTACTGGAGCAGTTTTATTAAAGGTGCTGGCAGGTAAGCGCCGGGTAGTCCATCTAATAGTTATTTTGCGTAAGTTAAACGCGTATATGCCTTTAGGCGTTTCATTAATATAAAACGGCGTATAGCCCAGGATGTTAGCCTGTTGCATTAGTGACTCGTACTTATCCTTTTCCAATAGCAGTTCGTCATAATGCGTGTGCCTGCATTTAAGCTCTACGACCATCCGATAGCCGTCACTTGTTGCATCGATGTACTCGAAAGCATCATTAGATCGCTCTAAATCCTCTACGTAGGTCGCTTTAATGTACTTAAACAGATCGTCCTCGGTCATACCTGAGGCTCGTACTTTCCTGTGCTACGTAGTACATACCATCGAGGCGTACATTGAGTAGCTTTAGTTCGCTCTGTGCAGAAATACCCGGCCCAGCTCTTAGGCGATCCGGTTGCCGATTGCTTCCAGATCATCGTGCCGTGAGAACAGCGTGGGGCCTCAGTTACTAACTCGCCGCCTAGTTGCGTACTGATATCTGCTACAGCTGTAGCCATAGTAGGAATATCCTCTATAGCTGCTCGATTGCTCCACGGATCCGGATCGGCTGGCAAGTTCTCTACCTTTTGCATATCCTGAACAGTAGGCCGAGCGTGTTCGCTCGGTGTTAATAGGCCAATTACGCGCCCGTAAGCACTCGTTACCGTATCCTCTATAAGCCATTTTTTCATATTGTTTGTTAAGTGTGCGACGTTACCAAACGCATAATCTACGGCGCTTGGGAGTGCATCCTCGTACTCACGATAGGCCTCAGCTTTAACCAAAACCGTACCTTTAATAACGTCAATATCCTCAATGTAGGCTATTAAACGCCCGGTCGGGAATTCTGATCTAAAGCGCTTAATACGAGCGTTTACATCCTCGTAGTTATCTAGGAACCCCATTAGATTAGCTCGCTCTCTTTGAGAGCCTTAGCGATTGCACGACCGCGCACAAAGCCCTCGCCGTGTCCGTGCTTAAAGCCGATCGAGTATCCGATTACCATAAACATAAAGCCCATACCGCAGGCTGCTAAACCGATTAAAATATCCATACTGTTCATTGTTCGCCCTTTGTTAAGGCCGAGCAGCTACCAAACCGAGTAGCCCTCCCGGCGTTTGTAGTATCAGTATGAGGCTACCTACTGACAAAAGGCAATTATTTCGCTAGGCGTGTCTCTAACAAAATCTCGTAAATCTTATCGATCTTATTATCCATACGCTCGACTCGTGACTCCATATGATCGATACGGCCTCGTAGGTTATGGCCTCCGTTACCGTCCGGCCTTAGCTCTGATAGGTAGTACTTAACTAAATGACGGACGAGCCCAGCCCCTAGCCCCAAAATGGTACAGCTCCCCACAGCTATACCGACTATGAGCTGAGCCCCTTCCATTACTTAGTTACGCCAAACTGACCTTCGGACGGTTGGAGTGCCTTAAGTAGTGGCCCGATTAGCCCAGCGATAAACGCGTTAGCCAATACTTTCGGATCGGTGATCCCTGACATATACAGCGCTGCCGCACTTGCCAAGGCTGCACGGCCGTAAGATTTAGCCGCTGCGATTGCTTGCTCTTTCATTGTCTAGCTCCATTACTGCCCTTAGGGTTTGTTTACTGTAAACCTAAACTCGAGATTAACGCTTTAGCCTTTGCAGCTGATATTTCTATCTCAAAGTGCATATCGTCCGGCCTGCTCTTAAAGTCGCCGCCCCACTTGAGGCCGTACTTTTTAGCGAGCGCTCGGATCATCGGTACTTTTTCAGCCGGAAAAGTGTCGTATTTTCCTAGTGGATGCTTTGTCGCATTTAGATCGATGGCCGTCCCGGATGAGTGGCACGATAACTTTGTAGGGTTGCCTCTTACCATCCTGTACGCATATGCCCAGTCGTCAAACGTACCCTCATCGATCGGCTCGATCAGCTCGTGAAACTCCGCAGCAAAGGCGGCCAAAAGAGGCCCAACACTTTCGGCACACCTAAGCTTACGATCCGTACCCCGTACAGGATAGGACTTTATTTTAATTGCTTCCGGATCTTTTGATGCCGGGTAGCCGTTATAGCTAGTCTCCATTAGTAACGCTCGGTGTGGATTGTTCCGCTTGCATAGCATCATATGTTGCTTTAGGCATTGAGGTAAATTCATCATTGCCTCGGTCAATTATCACAAAAGTTATAATTGTTTTATCTGACTGTTCTACATCTAAAAAGGTTACATTATCCATTTTATAACTCCGCACTAGCGCCTATATAGGCAGCCGTTGAATTGTTGGCAGAAAAACCCGATATTGCTACGGTGGTTAAACCTGTTGTCGTAAGATTTAATCCAAGATAATTTGGTGTGGTTGCCAAGGTATCTATGGTTACCGCACTAATTGCATTATAGACACCAATTTGTTGTGCTATTGCTCGCAAGTTTGAAAAATCTATAGTACCTGATGGATTAGTTCTCATTGTTACTGGTAATGCTAAACCACTAACAATGTTTGTTGATGATGATGCTATTCCGTATTGATTGAATACTCCATAAGTTGAACCTGAAACTAATCGGTAGTAGTAACGCTGACAAGCGGCTAATTCTCCTTG